AGCAGTGGCGCAGTTTTAGATACGATCGGTTGAAAAGGATCTTGGCTGAAATCAGGCTGGATAAGTAACTGCCTATGGCCAAAGAAGAAACCATTGTAATGCAAGGCAAAGTTGAAGAAATACTACCCAATGCCATGTTTAGAATCAGACTAGATGACACCAACACCGAAGTTATTGGTTATCTTAGTGGACGCATGCGCACCAACAAAATCAAAGTGCTAGCCGGTGACACAGTGGAAATAGAATTTACACTGTATGATCTAACTCGTGGGCGTGTCACTCGACGAAGGTAGCAAATGATACCTGATGGATTGATCATGATTGACCTGTGGGAGCCAAGATCAGATCAAGCTGTGCTGCACGAGTGGTATCAAAACACAGTTCCTAGGCTGGCTGGATACAACTTCAAATGTATAATCAATGCCTGTTACGGATCAGCGATTGACTATCTACACGACGATCCCAATGCTGGGATCGTGCAAGATCGCAGTCATTACAATACCATGCGTGTCTACAACGGCCTAGTTGATCATCAGCCGCAGCATAAACGTTATCAGCAAAATGATCAGCTGTTGCTGAACAATTTACACAATTGTCGCGGTGCAAACACTACCAGCATAGTGGTCAAACAACAGTTGCTCAACAACGATCGTAGTTTTTTCCTAACCGAAGTGTCGGACTTTTTGCACCACTGGCAGCACTATCTTGAACAGTCAGTCAAGCACTGGTTGGTAATTGGGCAGGCCTGGAACCTGTGTGTGCATAATCGAAGCATTGGATTGAAAAATTTGTGGATGCTGACCGATCAGTACTCTTTAAAATTTTATGGTAAGATCTGGGGCTTTCTAGACAGCAATCTAAATACCATACAACCACGACATTTCAAACGTGATCAACTGCCGTGGAATCGAGTCAGCTTTGACACATACGAACTTGGGGCTTATAAATAAACACATGACCATTAGAGATCACATTGAATTAATTGAGGCCAGTACCAAGCCGGCCAAACTGGAAACCACGCCCCTGCCCTATGGCCCAGGCGATCTACACCCTGTCATGAGCAAAGACACCATTGACTATCACTACGATCATCTTGCCAAGGGCTATGCCAAACGATACAATGCAGGAGAGGGCAATGCGGATTTCAATCGTGCAGGTAGTTATTTACACAACAAGTTTTTTCCACAACTGCGGCCGCCACGTGCCAGTAATCGTCCCAAAGGAGCCGTTGCTGAACTGATTGAAACCAACTTCAAAACCTTTGAGGATTTCAAAGAGCAGTTCAAAGAACGAGCCATGAAAATTCAAGGCTCGGGTTGGGTTTATCTCAGCACCGGCGGAGAAATCAAGACCATTGCCAACCATGCAGTTCGCACCGACATTTGTGTGCTGGTGGACTGGTGGGAGCATGCCTGGGCTCTGGATTATCAAGCAGACAAAGAACGGTACCTAGACAACATCTGGAAGATCATTGATTGGGACGTTTGTAACGAAAGGTTATAACAATGAAAGTTGAACAAGGCGCTGTGATCAAACTGCGCGAGCTGATTCAAGAAGAAGGCAATCCTGATCTAAAACTGCGAGTGTTTGTACAAGGCGGCGGATGTTCAGGTTTTCAATACGGATTTACCTTTGATGAACTTCGCAACGAAGATGACTTTGATTTCAACTACGATGATGTCACTGTTGTGGTTGACAGCATGAGTTGGCAATATCTACAGGGAGCCACCATAGACTATGTGGACGATGTCATGGGCTCTAGTTTCACTATCAAAAATCCCAATGCCAGTACCACCTGTGGTTGCGGCAGCAGTTTCAGCGTCTAGCTGTAGGCTCTAGAATTACTTCCAAATAGACCAGCCACAGCACTGGCACCTGGCACTGAGTCATTGCCTGCCAATGAGATAACCCAGTTACCATTTTGTTTGATGTAGGCGGTTTGAACTTGTCTCCACTGATTCTGATTTTTGACAAAAATCTCGCGAACCGGGGTCCATATACTGCCACCAGAAAGGTTTTCACGTTTGATTCTCGTGGTTTCAAATGGAAATTCCAAAACTATAGCGCCGGACTGACCAGCGGCCTGACTGCCGCCTAGACCTGCCGAACCTGGTCTGCCAGGATATGATGGTGGGTTTATCCCTATTGGATAACCAGAGTATCCAGGACCATCCCAGGAAGGGGCATAGTTGTCGCCATAAAATCCAGCTGCACCGTTTACGTCACCACTGTTTGTGTTGCCGCCCTGACCCCCACGCCAGCCACCGCCCCCACCTCCGCCACCGCCACCATCTCCGGACTTGTCTTGGCCGTTTTGACCGGATGATAAACTAGTGGTGAATCCACGATTGCCAGGAGCATTTGCTGGAGTACCACTAGCAACACCAGTGCCACCACCACCACCGCCACCACCAGCAATGGCCATGACAGTGGTATTACGTAACAACACAGTTGCGCCACCACCACCGCCGCCACCTCCGGAAGTGCCAGAGGGACCGGCGATACCACCACGACCTCCACCATAGCTGAATTCGCCTGCGATAACTGCGCCCACCGCAGCTGGAACTCTAGAATCAGTTGCAAAGACTCTCACAGTGTGATTGCCAGCTGTGACTGTGATTTGCGAGGTGAAAACATTTCCATAGTTACCTGCACCGCCTGCTGTTGTAGAAACTATTCTGGTACCATCTAGATAAATTTCGCCATAGTTGTCGGCTGATACAGAAAATGTGTAATCGCCTGTAATGGGAAAATTCACAGTCACAGTGCGATCAAATGTAGATGCAGTGTTGTTGGTCCACACTCCGTAGGTGTTCAAAAAACTGCTGTACCATGGGTGCGTTCTGCGTACCACACCTGACAGGTTGAGAGTGGAAAATGGCACTGCACCGGTATAACTGCGACCGGCTGCACCGCCAGAAGCTGATCCTGCTGAACTGGCTCCGCGGCCGCCGCCACTGCCCACAGCCAAATACAAAAGGTCTCCGGTGCTCACCGTAAAGGTTACTTGTGCATAACCGCCACCGGAGCCATTGCCGCCTAGTCGTTTGGCATCATTGCCACCAGCACCACCACCAGCACCCCAAAGAGTTGCAATCACTTGTGTTGGGGGTAAATTGGCCCAAGAGATTACTTGAACACTGTTGCTGAACCCATAATTTGCTGTGGCCATATTGTTGATTTGATTCTAGATTAAATTTGATACCAAATGTCGCCGTTGATGCCTTGGCCACTGCTTGGGGCTGCATTGGATATGTATCTAGTGCCAAATCCGTTGCTGCTGTCTGCTATTCTCAGTGTTCTATCTGTTGCCAGATTTCCACCTCCGGTCAAGCCATTGCCAGCAAGGATCGATGTTGACACAGCGGCTGCACCAAGATTGTTACGAGCTGTGACAGCGTCACTGGCACCAGTACCACCATCAGCCACAGCAATGTCTGTTATGCCGGTGATGTTACCACCTGTGATTTGAGCATTGCTGGCACCCATCAACACCAGTCCAGAGATATTTCCACCTGTGATTGTTACACCAGTGTCGTTCTGCGTGGCCATGCTGCCCAAACCAAGATTGGTTCTTGCACCCGAAGCTGTGGCTGCTCCAGTACCACCTGAGTTTATAGCCAATGGAGTGTTCAATCCAGTGATACTGCCGCCTGTGATGCTGACTAAGCTGGCATTTTGTTGTGACAATGATCCCAGTCCTAGGTTTGTTCTAGCAGTGGCACTGTCGGTGGCACCAGTACCGCCATTGGACACAGGTATGGTGCTGATGCCAGAAATATTTACATTTGACAGTGATACGTTGTCAATGGTTCCGCCGGTTATGGCAACACTGGCACTGTCTTGAGTGGCCATGGTACCAAGACCTAGATTTAATCTAGCTGTTGGGGCATCACTGGCACCAGTACCGCCATCAGCAACAGCCAAATCTGTGATGCCCGTGATTGATCCACCTGTGATTGCTACCGCGCTGGCATTTTGCTGTGCCATTGTGGGCAGAGCACCAGTCACAGCATACACAAATTGAGTTGTGGCAATTTGAATGTTTGAGGTCCCCAGCGATGCAGTGGGTGCAGTGGGAACTCCTGTAAAAGCCGGACTGACTTTTTCTCCCTGCACAAATGCTGTAGTGGCTATTTGAGTGGTGTTGGTTCCAGCCGCAGCAGTGGGCGCTGTGGGCAAACCTGAAAAATCAGGGCTGACTTTGTTGTTCTGTACAAACGCAGTGGTAGCGACCTGCGCAGTGTTGGTAGTCACACTGGCTGTGGGTGCTTCAGGTATGCCAGTGAATACCGGGCTATTGGTTACAAAAGCCGTGGTGGCGATTTGTGTGTTAGCTGTACCGGCTGCTGCTGTGGGAGCAGTTGGAGTTCCTGTAAATTGTGGGCTGTTTGTGACAAAAGCAGTTGTGGCAATCTGTGTGGTCGCAGTGCCCGCTGCTGCTGTAGGTGCTGTAGGCACGCCAGCAAACTGTGGACTATTAACAACATAAGCTGTGGTTGCTATCTGAGTGTTGGCAGTGCCTGGCACGGCTGTGGGCGCTGTGGGAACACCAGTAAACACTGGACTGTTTTTTTGAGCTTCAACATAGGTAATGCTGGCAAGTCCTACCCAAGCATTTGCAGTGTTGTAAACAGAAATTACATCATTGCCGGTGTCATACCATAGCTGTCCAGTTATGGGCTGCAAAGGCTGGGTATCGTTGGCAAAGTTTTCCAGCAAATAGACGTAGTTTTCATTTTCAAATGCACCGTAATCGGTGAGCGCTCGCCCCACCAGGGCAAGGTCTGTGGCTGATGTGTTTACAGTGCCATCAGCCACGATGGCAACCAATTGTCCTCTGCTGTTGTTAATGATATATGACATAGATCACTCCGAATCCAAGTATTTAGTTGCTCCTAGTCTGCAAGCCAACAAGTGATTTTTAGGTAAATACAGGCAACAGGAATCCTAAACATGTCACAACAACTCATTGATATTGGCAACGTCGCTAATGACGGACAGGGAGATACCCTAAGGGTAGCTTTTGAAAAAACCAATGAAAACTTCACAGAACTCTACAACACCGGTGGTATTTCTGGCATTGCCAACGGTACCAGCAATATCCAAATTGTCAGCAACAGCACTGTCAGCATCAGCTCAACCGGCGTGTCAAACGTATTGGTGGTTTCAGGCACTGGCGCAACTGT